ATTAACGGAACCTCAGCAGCAGAACACACTGATGGATCTACAGTAACAGACATCACAGAATACACAGGATGGGGAGATGCGTCTTCAACTAGTTCAGTAACTATAGAACCTGCTAACTGGTCATTAGATAATTTTGGAAATATTTTAATAGCGACTGTGCATAACGGAGAAACTTTTACTTGGGACGCCTCCCTTTCAAATGCTTTACAAACAAGAGCTACAATTGGATCAGGCATGCCAACTAAATCTGTAATGACTATTGTATCTGATAGAGACAGACATCTTTTTCATTTAGGAACAGAAACAATAATCGGATCTCCATCCAAACAAGACAAAATGTTTATTAGATTTTCTAATCAAGAAAGCACAAGTGTTTATGAACCAACATCAACGAACACCGCAGGAACATTTAGACTTGATGATGGAACTAGAATTGTTGGAGCATTTAAAGGTAAAGATTATATTTTAGTTTTAACAGATACAGCTGCATATGAAATGCAATTTGTTGGACCGACTTTTACCTTTTCAATAAGGAAGGTTGGTTCCAATAATGGTTTAATGGGACAACACGCTGGAGTGTTTGCTAATGGCGCTGTATTTTGGATGGGTAAAACTGGTGGATTTTACATGTATGATGGTACTGTGAAATCTTTACCTTGCCTTGTAGAAGATTTTGTATTTACAACTGATGGTAATAATCCTGGTATTAATTATGATTCGGGACAATTAGTTTATGGAGGAATAAATGAACTTTATTCAGAAATTAATTGGTTCTATCCAACAAGTGGTTCTGAAGTTGTAAACAGAGTAGTAACATATAATTTTGATGAGGGAGTTTGGACAACTGGAACTTTAGATAGATCTACTTGGGTCGGATCTACTGTTTATGAACAACCTTATGCAACTGATTATAATGCTTCGAATACACCAACTTTCCCAGTTGTAAGTGGAGTATCAAATGGTGCTTCAATATATTATGCGCATGAAGTTGGAGTTAATCAACAAAATGGTGATGGAACACAAACAGCCATTACCTCATTTATAAAATCAGGGGAGTTTGATTTAAATGGTAGACAGGGAGTCCCTGGAGATGGTGAGTTTTTAATGAGTATGAGTAGATTTGTTCCCGACTTTAAAAGAATTAATGGTAATGCAAAAGTAACTATATTTTTAAATTCATTTCCACAAACAACACAAACATCAAGCCCTCTTGGACCTTTTACTGTTAATAGTACAACAACTAAGGTTAACACAAGAGCTAGAGCTAGATTTGCAGCCGTACAAATAGAAAACGAAAACTTAGATGAAAGTTGGAGATATGGTACATTTAGGTTTGATGTAAGGGTTGATGGAAGAAGATAATGGCAAAAATAACTATACAAATACCTGAACCAAAACCTGAGTATTCACAAGAAGATCAAAGACAAATACTTCAAGCATTTAGAACTCTTCAATCTCAGTTGAATTTCTCATATGAGAATGATATAAAAAACAAACAGGATACATTTACTTATTTTTTATCATGACAATACAATATAAAAGCGAAACTTTCGATTTAACGACAACAAACATTACGACAGTTTTAACATGTCCTTCTGATGCAACAATATTAGTTAAATCATTTCAAGCATCTCATCAAACTGCAAGTAACGTAGATGTTGATGCATATTTACAAAAGTCTGGTGGGTCGAATGTAGAAATAAGTCATGCACAACTTAATAAAAATTTTACTAATATGGTCAGTGATACATTAAACATGGAAGCATCTGATGTTCTCAAGATACAAGCCGATACTGCAGATGCAATTACTGGTGTTGTGAGTTATGCATTACTAGACAGATCTCAAGAGAATGGCTAAGAAGAAATCAATCTTTGGTGTAAATAATTATCACAAACGTACGCCTAAAAAGCGTCCTGGTGTGCACACTAAAAATAAGAATAAAAGAAAACCACATCGAAAGAAATATCGTGGACAGGGTAGATAATTTAGTATATTAAAAACACATGGCTGTTTATCAAAAAATAAAATGCGAAACCAAAACTATCTATAGAAGTATAAAAACAGGTGAAAGATACGAAACAGAAGAAGCTTTCTTAGCTAACCATTCTAAAGAAGATCTAGCTACTGATGTTGAAGTAATGGTTCCTGATCTTCCTATATTTAGCAAAACTCAAAAATGAATCCACAAGGCGGAACTGAATTACAATATAAATTTCTACAGGATAATGTAGAAAAATCTTTATTAGAACAATTTCAAATCTGTTTATCTGTTCCTGGTAAAGTTCCTTTATCTGCAAATAAAATAAATATACTTTGGCAAAAAAATTCTTGGGATCAACCACCTTTACAAGCATTTTTTAAAGATAAATCAAGACATAAAGAATATGACTATTATGTTTTTAACAGTCATTGGAATTATGAAAATTTTAGAAAAATTTTTGAGATACCTTGTGAAAGATGCACTGTGATAAAAAATGGTATACCAGATATAAAACAAAGAAAAGCTGAACAAAAGAAAGATAAAATAAAACTTATATACCATCCTACACCTTGGAGAGGATTATCTATTTTACTTGGTGCGATGCAATTAGTTAAAAATCCTAATATTGAATTGGATGTTTATAGTAGCACTAAAGTTTATGGATCTGAGTTTGAAAAACAAAACGATGATCAATATAAAGAATTATATGAACAAGCTAAAAGTTTACCTAACGTAAACTACATTGGTTACAAATCAAACGAATACATATTAGATAATCTTCATACGTATGATGCTTTTGTATATCCTAATATATGGGAAGAAACATTTTGTATATCTGCACTAGAATCTTTAGCATGTGGTTTAGCTGTAGTGACAACGGACAACGGAGCACTTTACGAAACTTGTTCTGAGTTTCCTGTTTACATACCTATGGATACTAATTTTAAAAATTTAGCTATACAGTTTGCAGCTGTTATTGATGGTCTGCCTGATCAGATGAATAATTTAGGATTTCAAAACCACCTTAAATTTCAACAAAAGTTTTATAATCATTTCTATAATTGGAAAAATATTGGCGGACAATGGACAAGTTTTTTAAAAGGAGCAGTTAATGCAAGATCCAAGTAAACCTATTTGGTTTGATAAAAATACAGAAGAAAAGCCAAAGGGTAAATTTTCTATTTTTGTTGCTACTCCTGTTCATAGTGATGTCTCAATACATTACTTTCAAGCCTGTCTTGAGTTTCAAAAATTTTGTATTAAGAATAATATACTTGTTTCATTTCAAGTAATGAAATCTTCATTAGTAACGCAAGGACGGAATCTATCTGTTTCATCATTCATGGAGAGTAAACATGACTATTTATTATTCATTGATTCTGACATTGACTTTCAAGCACAGTCAGTAATGAAAATGATAGGATCTGATAAGGATGTAATTTCAGTACCATATCCACTAAAAGATATAAATTGGGATAAATGTTGGTCTAAGATACAGGATGGTAGTATTAAAAATGCAAAAGATTTAAAGTTCAAAGGATTTTACAAATACCCTATGAAAGTTAAAGATGATAAGAATATTGTGGTTGAGGATGGTGTAATAGAAGTAACTCACTCACCAACTGGATGCATGTTAATTAAAAGAGAAGTCATAGAGAAAATGATTAAGGCTTATCCTGATACTGAGATAATACAAAAAACAATTATAAATGGTGAGCTTATGAATAGGCCACATTTTTATAATCTTTTTGATACTATGTATGATGCAGAGAATAAATCATATCTTGGAGAAGACTTTGCATTCTGTAAAAGATGGAAAGATATTGGTGGTAAATGTTACGCTTTAGTAACCGACCGAATTACCCATGTTGGTGAACATCAGTATAGGGGCTGTTTTGCTGATGAGTTGATAAAGACTGAGTAAAATGGTAAACTTTTAAACTTAGCTAATTTAAAGGAATTTATAATATATGTCATTATTTGCATTAGTACCTTACGCACTAGCAGCCTACGGAGGATACAGAGGTTACAAAGCTTCCAAAGATGCTGGTGGATCAGGTCTACAAAGATTATTAGCAGGAGCTACAGGAGCATATCTTGGATATCAAGGTGGTAAAATGGTTCCAGGTGTAAGCAAAGCTGGTTTTGGTCAAGCAGGAGGCATACCTACCTTTTCACAATTAGGTCCAATACAATCTTTAAGTCAAACATCGGTTGGTCCATTATTAGGATTGCCACAACAAGCATCAGTTTTAAATCCTGCAGGTCAAATGGCAGTTGGTCAAGCTACAATGCCAGCAGCAACAACTGTAGCTGCAGCTACTCAAGCTGGTGCACCAACTGTAGATAATAGAAATACTTTACAGAAACTATTTATGAGAACAAGAAAAGACGTACCGGGTGAATTTGAAATTGATCCTGGTAAAGCTGCTCTTGGTATCGGAGCATTAACTTATTTATCAGGAGCGTTTGAACCTGAACCACAAGATGTTTACACACCGACATATAATTTAGCAGTAGCAGAATTACAAAAACAAAGAGGAGGATTTAAATATATAGATCCTGAAACTGGTCAAGAAAAAGTTTTTGCTCAACCATATATTCCTGAATCAGCAGCATCAAGTGATTACAGATTAGGTCCTTATGCAATGGAAAGAACTAGATTTAATACAGGTGGTTTAGCTGAAATTAAAAAATTTAACGAAGGTGGTATCAACTACCTACCAAGTAAAAGATCTCATGACGAAGACGATGCAAACAATTATGTAAGAGCATCAGGATATGTCGAAGATGGGTCTGGCACAGGAGATAAAGACGAAGATACAATGTTAGCTCAATTAGCAGACGGAGAGTTTGTAACAAGAGCAGATG